AAATATGAAGCCATTTGAAAATTTAATAGCAGCGGTAGGAGCTGAGATATTAATGAATGCAAGTGGATTTTTAGCTGCTAATCCAGACGCTGCGGTTCAATCTATTAGAAAAGAAGTAGCAAAAGCGGCAAAAGAAATAGCTGCAACTAAGGATCCATCAAAAATAAGTATTTTAACTAAACAAATGGCTAAAGTATATGCGGCAGGAGGTTTTGAAAAGATAGTTCCATCAGAAGGATTAGTGTTTATGTACAAAAATAAGGTTTATAAATTAACTGGGTTATTTGCTCCAATAAATCAGATCACAGGACTATTAAAGTTTAATAGATAAACCCTATAATCTTAATATTTATTATTGAGATAACTAGGTATTAATTATGGCAAAAACAAAGGTAACATCTACAGCTACAAAACGAACGGCTGAAGCTCGTAAGAATATCAGCACTGGAATTCGTAGGTCAAATCATAGTGAAATAATGAAAACTCAAAAAGTTAGAGAAAGAATTAGTATAACAACGTCTTCAGCTATGAAAAAAAAGTGGCAAGATCCTAAATATAGGGAAAAAGTATTATCTGGTAGAAAAGGACATACTGTTTCTGAAGAAACTAGAGCAAAAATTTCAGCAGCAATGAAGGGTAAGCCTAAATCGGAAGAACATAAGAAAAAAATTAAAGAAGCATGGAGGAAGAGAAAGGAATTCTCGTTATATTATGGGTAAAAATATTCAAAAAATAAAAAATATGCTAGATGGCATAATAGATCCTAGTAATAGACGCATACGCGTTGGTTGGGAACCAGGTGAGAAAGAAAATAGTGTCAAATTAGAAGATAGAGCTAAGAGAAAAGAAAAATCAGATATACTCTCTTCTGCGCGTATGCCTCTTTTTTGTCCAGAATGCAATAGGGTAATGAAAAAGCGATTAGATAATAAGATGTGGATGCTTTATAATCATTGTTTTGAGTGTCAAATAGATTTTGAACACAAATTGAGAGTTGAAGGAAAATTCGAAGAATGGGAAAAAGAAAAAATGATTAAAAATGCTAAAGCCTATATTGCAGAAGTTAAAAACGAATTAGATGATTATGTAGAAGCATTAGAACAGGATAATTTTTTGTATGAAACAGGCCCAGAATCAGTTAAAAAAGAAAAATGGGATAAAACTGATACAGATAAAATTAAAACTCAATGGCTAAAGGAGATAAAAGAAGTCGAAGATAATTTAGAACAATATATAGGTGGAAATTAGCATGGCTAATAAAACAAATAAGCAAATGCTAGAGGAATTGCAAGGTACTCTAAACAATATAGCTAACAATACACCAGAAGAAAAATTTAAATTATTGAGAAGTGATATTGCATGGGTTAAAGAAGCAGTAGAAAAGCTTCATAGGAGATTATATAATCCAGATGATGGTGTTGTTGTTAAAGTTAATAGAAATACAGAGTTTAGAAGGGATTTAGAAAAACAAAGAGAACAAGGGAAAGGAGCATTTTCAGATAGAAGTAGCGATATTAGACAATTGATTACTTGGAAGTCTAGTATTAATAGAGCAATGTGGATTGCTTATTCTTTGTTGTTAGGATTAATGTTAAAATTGTTATTCAATATTGGTTTTTAAGGAGAAGTTATAATGGATTGGTTAAAAAAATTAGTAATTGCGTTTTTAGGACTATTTGGTCTAAGTACAGTATTATCTGCTAAAAAGTCTAAAGAAGTTAAAGCAACTAAAAAAGCTATTAAAAAAACAACTAAAAAGATTAAGTCAAAAAAGAAAGCAGTAGTATCTGCGAAGAAAAAATCGGCTAAAGCTTCTAAGAATATAGCTAAACAGGATAAAGTAATAGAAGATATAAAAAATAGAAAAGCAGAAGGTAGACCACCAACTAAAAAAGAAGCTAAAGAGGCTTTAGATTTTTTAAAGGATTTTACAAAGGAGTATAAGGGGTAAATTATGAAAAAGTTATTATTAATTATTTTATTATCTTGTAGTTTTCTTAATTCTCAAGATTTATCAGATGAGGATATAGTTAAGTTGGCTACTGCTCTTAAGAATCAAAAAGAATTAATTGCTGCATATGAAGTTCAAATTATAAATTATGAAGAAAAAGTGGCTGCAGATAGTGTTACTATTAATAATCAAGATAGTTTAATTATAGATTTAGAATCACAAGTCGAAAATTATAAAAAATATTCAAAGGATGTTAAACCAGCCTGGTATGAAAATAAATGGTTATATTTTGGATATGGAGCAGCTTCAGTAATCGTTCCAACTTATTTTGGAATTAAGATAGTGGATATAGCAAATTAGGGTAAATATTATGCCTAAGAGTTTAAAACAAGTAATAAAAGAAGAATATGCCAAATGCGCTAAGGATTCTGTTTATTTTATGCGTAAGTATTGTATGATACAACATCCAACTAAAGGTAAAATACAGTTTGATCTTTATGATTTTCAAGAAAATGTATTATCAGATTTTCAAACTGAAAGATATAATATTATTTTAAAAGCTAGACAATTGGGATTATCTACATTAACTGCTGGGTATTCATTATGGTTAATGCTATTTCATCAAGATAAAAATGTATTGGTTATTGCTACTAAGCAAGAAGTTGCAAAAAATTTAGTAACTAAAGTTAGAGTTATGCATGATAATTTACCATCTTGGTTAAAAGGAAAATGTATAGAAGATAATAAACTTAGTTTAAGATTTGCTAATGGATCTCAAATAAAGGCAGTATCTAGTTCAGTAGATGCTGGTCGTTCAGAAGCACTATCATTATTAATACTTGATGAAGCAGCATTTATAGATAAAGTAGAAGAGATATGGACAGCAGCTCAACAAACATTAGCAACTGGAGGTGGAGCTGTTATTTTATCTACTCCAAATGGCGTAGGAAATTTCTTCCATAGAACTTGGATGGAAGCAGAAGGTGGCGTAAATGGTTTTAATACTATAAAATTACACTGGACAGTTCATCCTGATAGAGGTCAAGAATGGAGAGACGAGCAAGATACCATTTTAGGAGAAAAGATGGCAGCTCAAGAATGTGATACCGATTTTATTACTTCAGGAAATACTGTTGTTGATCCATTAACTTTACAATTTTATGAGCAAACTCACATTAAAGAACCATTAGAAAAGAAAGGATTTGATGGAAATCTATGGGTTTGGGACTATCCTAATTATACTAAAGATTATATAGTATGCGCTGATGTTGCCAGAGGAGATGCTTCAGATTGGTCAGCTTTTCACGTTTTAGATGTTGAAACATTAGAACAGGTTGCAGAATATAGAGGAAAAATTGGAACAAAAGATTTTGGTAATATGTGTGTCAATATTGCTACAGAATTTAATGATGCACTATTGGTAATTGAGAATACAAATATTGGATGGGCAGCAATCCAACCAGCGATAGATAGACAATATAAAAATTTATTTTATTCTACTAGAGATTTAACTGTAGTAGATACAGAAATTCAGTTGAGAAAAGGGTATGATTTAAAATCAAAAGAAAAGTTAATCCCGGGATTTACTACTTCTGCGAAAACAAGGCCATTAATTATATCTAAATTAGATACTTATTTTAGAGAGAAGTCGGTATTAGTCAGATCAAAAAGACTAATAGACGAATTATTTGTATTTATTTGGAATGGTCAAAAGGCTGAAGCCCAAAGAGGATATAATGATGATCTAGTAATGGCATATTGTATTGGATTATGGGTAAGAGATACAGCGTTTAGACTTAGACAAGAAGGAATGGCTTTGCAAAGAAAAGCATTAGATAAACTTTCAACTGGATATAATCAAAATTCGACATTTGGAGGTCCTGATGATGAAAATCCTTGGGATTGGGATGTTAATGGTGAAACAGAAAGCCTTGAATGGCTAATTAAATAAGTGAGGTAAAAAATGGCAGACAAATCATTATTTGCTAGATTAAATAGGTTGTTTTCAACTAATCTAATAGTAAGAAATATTGGAGGAAAACGACTTAAAGTTGCAGATACTAGTAGAGTTCAAGCATCTGGTAATTTAGCATCAAACTATATGGTAGATAGATGGGCAAAGCTGCACAAAGGTTCTGGATATGGGTCAGGTGCCCAACAAACAAATTACACTGTTGCTAGAAAGGTTTTATTTGATGACTATGAAGGTATGGATCAAGATCCAATTCTTTCTTCAGCCTTAGATATATATGCTGATGAGTGTACAGTGAGAAATGAATTTGGAAATATACTAGAAATTCATAGTAATAACGATAATATTCAAGAAGTTTTAAATAATCTTTTTTATGACATATTGAATATTGATTTTAATTTATGGCCATGGATAAGAAATTTGTGTAAGTATGGCGATCACTTTATGAAATTAGATATTTCAGAAAAGTATGGTGTCGTAAATGTGAATCCTATTTCAGCATATGAAATGGAAAGAATAGAAGAATTTGATACAGACGTACAACGTCCAGTTATGTTTTTCCATGAAGGAGAAGGGCAAAGGCATGAATATCAAAATTATGAGGTTGCTCATTTTAGATTATTAAGTGACACAAATTTTCTACCTTATGGCAAGTCCATGATGGAAGCTGGCAGAAAAATATGGAAACAGCTTACATTAATGGAAGATGCGATGTTAATTCATCGTATCATGAGAGCTCCGGAGAAAAGGGTTTTTAAGATAGATATTGGAAATATTCCACCAGCAGAAGTTGATAATTATATGAATTCATTAATAAGTAAAATGAAGAAAACTCCATTTATTAATAATTCTACTGGTGATTATAATTTGAAATATAATTTACAAAATATGTTAGAGGACTTTTATTTACCAGTTCGAGGAGGTGATAGTGGAACGGAAATAGATAATCTAGCAGGATTAGAAAATAATTCTATAGATGATATAGAATATTTAAAGAATAAAATGTTGGCTTCTTTAAAGATACCTAAAGCATTTTTGGGATATGAAGAAGGGGTTGAAGGTAAGTCAACATTAGCTGCAGAAGATGTTAGATTCGCTCGAACAATAGAAAGAATACAGAGAATTGTTGAGTCAGAATTATATAAGATAGCGATAGTTCATTTATATGCGCAAGGATATACAGATGATGAATTAGTTAATTTTGATTTATCACTTACAAATCCTAGCATAGTTTATGAACAAGAAAAAATAGAACTATGGAATAATAAATCAAGTTTAGCTTCAGACTTAAAGGATTTAAGAATGGTAAGTGAAGATTGGGTTTATAATAATGTATTTAATATGTCAAAAGATCAGGTAGATAGTGAAAGATCTAATATTATAGAAGATATTAAACGTAGATTTAGACATGAACAGATTGAAGCAGAAGGCAATGATCCAGTGGCAACTGGACAATCTTTTGGTACACCTCATGATTTAGCAATGGTTGGAATGGAAGGTGAAAAAGAAAGAGGTCAAGGAGCTAGTAGCGGTGGAGGTGATGGTTCATATGATGGTGGATATGATAGTGATGATAAAGTAAGTATATTTGCTCAAGATAATAGAGGTGCTCCAAAGGGTGGTAATCCTGGAGCAGGTCGACCAAAGGGTGGTGCAAAATATAAAACTGATAGAGGAGTGAGAGGTAGAGATCCTGTTGGATCTAAACAAAACAAATCTTTGTCTAGAGATAAAGCTATTAGACATACATATAGGAATGGAAGTCCTATGAGAGATTGGGTTTCAAAAATGAAAACGAAAGAAATCATAACTGAAACTATGAAAAACAATATTGATAATAAATACAAAGATGACGGGGGGCTTCTGGATGAGAACAATCTCATAACAGATGAGACAAATGTTGAATAATGGTATATTTATATATGAGAAAAAGTACCTGTTAACTTATAGGGAGATAGTTAGTCATGGCTAAACATTCTAAGTACAAAAATACGGGCATACTATATGAATTATTAGTACGCCAAATTGCGACTGAAACATTAAATAATAAGGCTACAAAAGCTATGGGCATAATTAAATCCCATTTTAACAAGGGAACACAGCTTGGAAAAGAATTGGTTTTATATCAAAATTTAGTTAAAGAAAAGTTTGATACAGAAGCTAAAGCAAAAACTTTCGTTACTGCCGCAATTAAAGCAAGAAATAAAATTAATATAAGAGAATTGCATAAGCAAAAATATGAATTAGTGAAGGAAGTTTTTTCAGTATATGATGCTTCAAACTTTTTTAAATCTAGAATTCCAAATTACAGAGTTCTAGCAGCAATTCATTGTATATTTGAAAATGCTAGTAAGACTCCAGCTGATTTTGTTAGAAATCAGTATACTCTAATTGAGCATATAACTAGAAAAAATAATTCTAAATCAATTAGAAAACGTAAAGTTTATGAAGCATATGAAAAACAAGATAAAGATTTAAGATTACTTTCATATAAAATGTTAGTAGATAAGTTTAATGAGAAATATGATAATTTAGATGCAAAGCAAAAAAATCTGCTTAAAGAATATATTAATAATATTTCTGATACAAACAAGCTTAGAGAATATTTAAATAAAGAAATTGTTAGAGTTCATAGAGCATTAAAAAGACAAATTCCAAAGGTTGATGATAAAATTACCAAAATAAAATTATCAGAAGTAACAAATCAGATAGCTAGATTAAGTAAAGGAGCTACTGTAAAAGATAAACAAGTTTTAGGGATGATGAGATATTATCAACTACTTAGAGAAGTAAAGGATACATGTAAATGCGAGGATTGTTAGAAAAAAGATTTAGAGCAATTGTTAGAAAACTAGTAGAACAAGAACTAGAAGAAGCGAATGTAACTGGAAATTTAGATGGTGGTTTAGGTCCGCCTAAGACTCCATTTTGGGGTGCAGCTTCGGGATCTGAGGGTGCAAAAGCTGGTGCTTCTACTGGATATGTAGAGCATGAAGAGTGGAGTAAACATCATGGTTAATTATGGAATGTTTAGAGAAGTTGTAATGGATGAGTTATATGATCATATTAATCCTAATAATCCTCCAAATATTTCTAGAAAGTTGAAATTAAAAGATATGCTAAATAAAATAACTAGAGAATCACTCTTTAAAGAGGCTATTGATTCAAAAGACGTTTCAATATTAAAGAAAATAATTAGAGCTGAAATGGCAGAATTATTTTACGATTTGTTTAGAAGAAAAAGTTCTTGGGCATAGGAGTATATTATGAGTAAGAAATTATTAGTGGATTATGTACCATTTGATGTTAAGCCTTCAATAATAGAAGAAGCTATAGCTAACAATAAAAAGGTAAAGGTTGGTGGAGTATTGCAACGTGCAAACACCAAAAATCAAAATGGTAGAATATATCCTAAAGATATTTTGGCTAGAGAAGCTAAAGAATATAGTGAAGTGCAAGTTTCAGAACGAAGAGCACTAGGAGAATTAGATCATCCAGATTCTTCTGTTGTAAATTTATCAAATGTTTCTCACAATGTAACAGAAATGCATTGGGATGGTGATGATTTAGTTGGAACAGTTGAAGTGCTAAGTACACCTTCCGGAAATATATTAAGAGAGTTATTTTTAAATGGAATCAGATTAGGAATATCTTCTAGGGGCTTAGGAACAATAAATGAAACAAATAGAGGATCAGAAGTACAAGACGATTTTGAACTTATTGCTTTTGATTTTGTTTCTAATCCTTCTACTCATGGTGCATTTATGGCCCCAATGAATGAGGG